GGGCGATCTAGCATCAGGTCCTAGCGCTAATTAGACATCAACAACATTGCTTTCATCCTCAATGAGAGCATTCATAATATCTTCTCTAGATAATAATATTTTAGCTTGATTATCTGCTATATTCATTCTTTCTTTACTTTCAACATCTATCTTTTTAACTTCTAATTGAGTTTCATTTCTTTCTTTAGCAGTATGAAGTCTGTTAAGAGTTTCAATAGCAGATGAAGAAGCTTTAATTAGTTCAGCTAATGCAGCTACATCTCTATTTTCTGGAGCTGAAGATATATAATCATTAACATTATCTACTATACTGAGCGACTTTTTAATTAATTTACCTGAATTTTGAATAAGAAAGTCTTCTAAGTCCTCTTTATTAAGAACACTTTCTTCAACAGGAGCTTTTGCAACTTTATTATTTTGCTTTAACTGCGAAATAATATCATTTACAGCTTCATCTAAATCTTCAGCCATACTTATATTTAATCCATACTTGAATTTTCTACAAGGTATACTACTATATGTATATGGTAGTTAGGTTTAAAAAAACTAATGATAAAGCTGTAATCCCATCTAAAAATAATGAATCGGATACTGGCTTAGATGTTACATCAGTTGAAGATAAAGTTATTCCTGCTCGAGGCTCAGCAGTAGTTGACGTAGGATTAAAGTTTGCTTTTATTGATCTAGGATTTTGGGTTAAGGTTGAAGGTCGTTCCGGGTTAGGATTTAAGCATGGTATTATACCTCATCCTGGTATTATTGATCAAGGTTATCGTGGAGATGCTGGTATAAAGTTGTATAATAATACTGATAAAGATTATGAAGTTAAAGCTGGAGATAGAATCGCTCAGTTTGTAGTTTATAGAAACTATCCTGTAGAAGTCTCTGAAGGTGAGATTATACAATCTGCTCGAGGTGCAAAAGGCTTTGGTTCTTCCGGTAAGTAATTATGATTGATTTTGATAAAATTTGGGTTGAGAAATATCGTCCTGCTAAGCTTGATGATATTATCTTAGATGAACGTACTCTTAATATTGTTAAAGAGTTTAAAAATGAAATACCTAATCTTCTCTTTGTTGGTAATCCCGGTACTGGTAAGACCACGCTTGCAAGAGTTATTGTTAACGATATACTCGGATGTAATTATCTTTATATTAATGCTTCTGATGAATCTGGTATCGATACCATTAGACATAATATCACTAATTTTGCTCAAACTAAATCCTTTGATGGTAGAGTAAAGGTAGTAATCTTAGATGAAGCTGATGGATTAACTGCGCAAGCGCAAGCAGCGTTACGTAATACTATGGAAACGTTTGCTAAGTATTGTAGATTTATTCTTACTGCTAATTATAAGCATAAAATTATTCCCGCCTTGCAATCTAGATGTCAAGCTTTAGATATTAAGCCTATAGTAGAACTAGCTGTAAAGCGCTGTTATTATATCTTAAAAAATGAAAATGTTAAAGTCCCCGAAGAGCAAAAAGTCAAATTTATACAACTCGTCAAGCGTCACTTCCCCGATTTACGGAAAGCAATCAACGAGTTACAAAAGAACGTTATTGATTCAGAGCTGTGTATTGCTAGCATTAATAGCGATAACGAGCTTCTCGAAACCATCTTCAAAAAAGTAGTTAGTAAAAAGAGTTTAGAAGCTAGAAGATATCTAATTGAAAATGAAGATAGATTTCAAGGTGACTATGATACTTTATTAGCAAACTTCTTAAATTATATTTATAATACTAATCTAGAAGATACTCAAAAGAAAGCATTAATAGCTAATATAGCTGATCATTTGTATAAGAGTGCTTTTGTTGTAGATAAAGAGATAAATGCTTTCGCGTGTTTGGTAAATTTAGAAAAGTGTATATAGCAGCTTTAATAATTTTTAGTATCTATGTTATATATACTGAAACGTATTTGTTTGGTCTCTTTATACTTGCTTGTATAAATTTAATTCTTAATAAGAATATTAAAATTAGTAAGTAAGCTTTCTTTCTTCCATAGGAATAGCAGTTAGACAATCTACTTCACTTACTAGAGGATTATTAGGATCAATTTCTTCTTTTAATTGATCAGTTAAAGTTTGATATTCTTTCATAGAACTACATGGCATATAATAAGTATTACCATCTTCTAAATGTATATGATAACCTGAGCATCCTATTTCTAAAGCTCTAGCAGTAGCAGCTGCAACATTAGTAAATTCATCTTGCAGATCTCTTCCTACTATTTCTTCTTTTACTGGGGATTGGTTTCCTAATCTACCTTCGTTCGTATATAAATTAACTGGTCCATCAGGATTATATACTGTAAGATCAGGTTGTAATAATGAAGAGCCTTGAAGAGAAGTTTCAATTTCTTCACACTGTAATTGTAATTCAAGATTACCTGATTCGGACCTTACTTCTTTTAAGAAGTTTAACAATCTAGTAACATTATTAATATTACGAGATTTATTTCTTTCTTTGTTAAAATAATTAAAGGTTTTCTTAAATAGCAGTAATCTAAAAGCCGGTCCTAATGATCTTTGTAACATACTAAAAATATCTTTAGTAGTTTCTGCAATTATAGAATGCATTTTAGTATCTTTTAACATTAGGTTAGCAGTAGCAACTCCTGGAGCCCAGTTATTTTCACCAGCTACTAAAGCATTAACAGGTGATCTATTATAATTAGGATTTGAACTTCCAAAAACACCTCCTACTACTCCTGAGCAAAACCCTCCTAATAAAGTTGAAGGTCCTCCTAAACCAATATTAACCGCAGCTCCTAAATTATTAACTAAGTTTCCTAATACTGAAGGTATAAAATTTTGTAAATTATTCTTAGCATTTTCTACTATATTATCAAATGCTTTACTATTTACTAATATATCTCTTTGATTAAATTGATTTAAAGAAGCATTCAAAGCTACCCCTATACCATTTTGTAATTCTGAAAAAGCTTGCTGTACTACATTTTCACCCGCTCCTAATAATAAAGCTGATGAATTTTGAACTATTCCTTTCGATCTATTAGCTAATGAAGGTACTATATCATTAGTAAGACCTGTTATTATACCATCTGATGGTACTAGATCAGCTGCTAATACTCCATATGCTTCTTGAGAAATTATTCCCATAGCTCTTTGAGTTTCTACATTAATATTTTTACTATCTAATTCTAATCTTCCTGCTGCTTGTCTTATTACATTTACATTAGCTGTAGTAACGTCTGAAATAGTTTGATTAGTTATAAGACCTATTACACTATCTGTAGTACTAGCATTTAAATTACCCATTTTTCGTATACCCTCAGTAATAAAATTATTAGCATTTACAGCTATTTGACCTATTACTGTTTGAATACCTGTTTGTACTATTGTAGAAGCTTGAGAAAGGAATTGTGGAGCTAAGTTAGCTATTTCAGTAAAACCTAATGGTGCAGCTCCATAAGAAAAAGCTCCTTCAATATTAGCTCTTGCTCTAGGTGCTTTATCAATATAAGGTAAAGTATTATCATTAAAAACACTACTTTCAAAATTAAAGTTAAATACTTCAGCTGTATTTCTAGAAGCTTCACCTAATAAATCTTGAACAAAGTTTGGACTCTTGTTAAATAAGCTAACTCCTGTACTTAATGATTCGCTTCTAAAGACCGGAACAGATGAATTAGTTTGAATAGAATTAGTTATTGAACCTAAACAATCAGGTGACTTATTAAAAATAGAATTATTTGTATTTTGATCAATTTTATTTTGAGAAAATAAAGCAAATTCTTGTGAATATGGACCATTAGCTAATTGAGTAATATAATAAAGAAGAGAATATTCATCTATTTCACTTCCATCTCTATCCAACTTATTAACAAAGTCTTGTAATTGAGTTATACCTAACTCATATACTTTTTTAAATTCCTCCATGAACTCTTTATCAGCATCAGAGTATTCAGGATACTTACGATTATTATTACCTTCGCAATTTTTTTGATATTGCACTTCAAATTGCTCTTTAGTTCTTTCTAAAGCGCGTAAAATTTCAACTTTGTTATCTATTACTGACATTAGGCGTATATATCGTTAATGTTAAAAAGAGGATTATTACTCCGTTGCTTTTTTATTTGTTTTATGGTCTTTTCCATAAAATCGTCAGGACCTATACAACTCTTAACACACTGTAAAACTGTTTGATATTTATCTTTAATAAATCTATGTCTTACTTTACATAATAACCATCTACCTAAAAGCTTAGGATCAGTTAACCCTGCTGGTAAATCTGGATTTTTTACTTTTTTACTAGTACCTTTTCTAAAGACATCTATAAAAGTACCAGCTCTTCTATTAGTATCTCCTATACAATCAAAATTTAAATTTAAATTAAAAAATATTAAATTTGAAACTAATTGAGCTATTGCTAAATCTTTTACCTTTTTAGGTTCAAATGGCATCCTATATGACTTAAATTTTTTTATAGTTCTTTTATCAAAATCAAAATTGGGTTTAGGTGTACCGCCTACACATTCAAAACACTCTACAAAAGTTTTGATCCACTTCTCTCTAATTCTATCTTCATTAGTATCATCATTGAATCTAATTATATCCTTAACATGAGCTCCAGTAAATTGGTTAACCGATTCAGCAGTATAGTTTATAAAAAAATTATCTACAAATTTAGTCAAAGGCGAAGTTAAATTAGTATTTTTCAATTGACCAGTAAATTTATTAACAGGTACAAAATCTCCCCCCGTAGGATTATTAGGGTTGCTAGGTTCAGCTATATCAGTATCTATTAAGTCTTGAATACCAAATGCTTCAATAACTAATTTCTTATTATTTTCAAAAATTTTAGTTAAAGGTTGAAGAGTAAATTTACCAACTGTTTCAATATCTTCAGTGCGTTCCTGTTTTAAAATACCTTGTACAGGAAGACCTGCAGTACCATCTTTATAGTAGTAAATTTTTAACAGATATTTAAGTAAATCTGAATATCTAAAAGAACTAGGAGGTATAATATATTCTGGAAATACATCTATTCTATGATTACCAGGTTCCCATCTATCAGTATCAATTTCAAAACCAAACTCTTCAAGTACTTCTTGAATTATATCTCCCACTAAACCATTATATGTTTTACCATAAGGTATAGCTTGATGTAATTTATAATAACTTTCATCTAACAATGTATATGTTTTAAAATTATTCGATCTATCAGTTTTTGAAGTATTATTATTTTCATCTAAAACTACAAACTTATATTTTAAAGCTCTAGTTTTTTTTCTAAATTCTTGCTCTAAAAATAAAGGTTCTAATTCGTCTGTTGTTCTTTTACTGGTATCTTCTAAAGTTACTTCTAATAAATCATTACCGTCTCCAGTAAGTTTTACGTTATCTTCAATAAAGTCAAAGGGATTGTTAACAGTAAAACTGCCCGAGGTAAATGGTTCAAAAAAATTATCTTGAATATCCATACTAACTATAGCAGATTTAGAAAAATCTAATGCTCCTATATTACCCCCATCGTCTCTTTCGCTTATAAAACTTTCGGATCCTCTTAAGATAAACTTACAAAAAAAGTCACTTCCGTTGATAGGGAATATATGATCAGGATCAAGTTTTTTGGTTTCACCGGGCATGATTAAAAATGTTTATTATTAAATGCAGTAGTTTTAGTAATTTGTTGAAAAACTAAATCTACTTTACTCGGTAGTATATATTCAAGTTGGTCACCTCCTTCAACGTAAAAACGTGAATTTATAACTTCTTTATTAAGTAAAAATAGCAACCACCAACTAGTTATATTACCATATATATTAAAAGAAGAAGTAGTTAAAGCTTCTCTAGATTGTACTACATATGTATCTAATAAATTAGAGTCAATATTTTCAGGAAATTCAATTTTATTAAGTAAATTATAAAAATAGAATTCTTTGCCTTGTTTAGCTTCAGTAAATATTTTAAAAATTCTTTCATATCTACCTACCCCTAAAGCTTTAAGGTCGCTAATCTCATTCTGATACTTTCCTGTTTTTCCTGTTAAGCTCATTTTTATTGTCTCCTTCTAAAATTTTGATATCTAGCATTCGGACCAATATTAATTCCAGGACCTAACCCATCTTCTCCCTGGGAACTTGCGTCTGAACTAAAAGGATTCTCTCTAGTTATCCCTCCAACGCCTCTTGGATTATCCACATCGCTAAAGTTCGTCTCAATACCTCTTAATCTAGCTAATTCTCTTATTTTAAGTGCAGCTAAAGCTCCTCCTGCTCCAGGAAATCCTGCAAATTGATCAGCATTAGCAGCAGTTACAGCAGCTAGTTGTTTAGCTTCCTGTTCAGTAATTTTTCCTAAACGAAGATCTTCATCTAATAAAGAGAAAGCTTTTCTATCATCCTTATTTCCAAAGTTAGCTTCAGCAGTTGCGTTTTTCTGTTGATTAGCTTTACTTATTTCGCTAAGTAGAGATTGCTGTCTAGCAGCAGCAGCAGACTGTTCTTGTTGAGCTCTACTAACTGCATCAGCATCTGCTTGAGCTCTTAATTGTCTATAACTTGAATCCCCGGAATCGAATCCTTCTGTTCTATTTGTCATTTGTACAAAGTTTGCAGCTTCAATAGTAAGAGATTTAAACATAAATTTAACCATATAAGCTTCTGGTATAATATCCTTACCTATTCTTCTTCTAGTTCCCATTAATTCAATACCAAAATTTTCTAAGTATGCCCACTCAATATATCTTAATCCAGGTATCTCTATATGATAAATAGCAGGAAAGGTCATAGCAATAGCCCCCTCTCTAAAAGGCCTATTCATCATAGTAAATTCTTTTATAAATTTTATATTCTGTTTGAATCCTTTATTAGATCTAAAGTCATTAAGAGTATTTGATAATACAAATGCTATCTCAACTCCTTCATCAGTATTACTATACTGATAGAATTTTGGAGTCTCAATAAATGAACCTGGAGCTCCTACTGTTTGTAACCCTGGCATTTTCATCCCTGTTAATTTAGTAAAAGCATCTCCTGTAGCTTGAACACCTCCGGCTATAGCTTCTCCTACTGCATTACCTTGCATTAATGATGTATTAGCAGCTTCTCTTCCAAGTACAGCTGCTCCACCTACTGCTCCTATAGCAGCATTACCTAAATTATTAATTTCTTCTCCAAATAAAAATTGTGAACCTCTCTGACTTATAGGAGAAAAAGTATCAGCGTACTCATTTGAAAAACTTCTTATATTATCTGAAAAGAAAGGAAAATTCATATCAGCTAATACCTTGCCTGATTTATATAAATCTCTATAAAATTGTAATCCTGGTGTGTTGCCAGTTTTTTCTGCTCTATTTTTATTAGTAGCTATATTAATAAATCCATCAATAAATAGTTGTAGCTGCGAAAAATCCATTTTATAAGCAGTTACATAAGCATTAGGAGTTTCGTTTCTAAGTTGCGACCCAGCTGGAGCTGTAGTCCAATCATACTCGTTAACTATATCGTAAACACGAGTTTCACCATCGTTAAACGGGTTGGTATAATCACCTCTATCTACGTCGGACATATATATATTTATGCCATGTGATATGTTGAGTTAGCGAAATCTGCTCTGTTATCACTAAATGTCGGGCCTGAAAGATCTCCTTGTAGTTCATTATTACGAGGAAGAGGTACATTAGGTACCTTACCTCCGCCTCCTGCAGGTTTTTGAACTAATACTCTAGTTAGTTGAACTAACTGAGCTAGATAACTATTAGTAGTCTTTTGCAAATTAGCTATCTCTCTACTCATTCCAGTATCTCTTAAAAATTGACTTATAGCACCTCCTGGCTTCATACCCATAACCTCATCTTGTGAACTAAAAGGCATTACAGTACCTTTTTGAACTATAAAATCTTGCATAGTTGCTCTAGCTTCTTCAGGTACTAAATTAGGAAATGCTTTTAATACCATTTTTCCGAAAGGCCTAGCTCCAAAAACGTCTGAAACTATGCCTCCTATCTTTCTGCCAACTATATCACCTCCTAAAAATCCTAAGAAAGTTCCTAGAGGCCCTAATACAGGAGTTAATGCTGCTCCTACTGCTGTACCTAAAGCAACTCCGCCCATACCTTCAATAACCCTCTTACCTATTTGTTGCTCTAAATCAGCCATTGAACCAGCTGGATCTTTAGCAAATTTTCTAATATCATAAGTAGCGAATACCCCTTCAATTATACTACCTATAAGAGGTATCTTTCTAAGCACTCCACCAAAAAGTTTTTTACCTGAAGTTTTAAACCAATTCTTAACGCCTTCAAAAGCCATTTGAAGAGGTTTTCCAGTTAATCTAAAGGCAGCCGATCCAGCTTTAGCTAAACCTGTTCCAACTGCACTACCTACTGCTTTTACTCCCTGCACTCCCTTACTAACTACAGTTTTACCTGCATCAAAAGCAGCACCAACACCTGATTTAACCGCTTTAAATCCCCCACCTACTACGTCAGCACCTTTACTTATTAATCTACCAAAAAAGCCTTTTTTAGCTGGTGCTGGTCTAGGTTGTGTAACAGCTTGTGCTCCTGCTCGAGCGCTGGCTCCTGCAGCAGTAGCAGCAGTAGTTTTAGCTAAAGCTGGAAATAATTTACCTATACCTGGTATTTTGCTGAGTGCATTACCAAAAAATCTACCTACTGCTTTTAATGCTCCTACTATTTTATTTTTAGCTGCGTTAAAAATGCCTTTAGCTAGATCTTTTCCTTTTTGTAAAGCTGAAACGAAACCTTTAAATACAGCTGAATTTCTAAATCCTTTAAATATATTTCTAAAAAATCCACCTATAGCTCTTATACCTCTTGATAACAATCGCTTTAAACCACCTAATAGTTTTCCAACTATTTTCTTAAGAAATCCTAATCCTTTTTTAAGAGTATTACCAAGAGCTTTTAGTAGACCTGTTAATCTTTTTGATAAGAATCTTAATAAAGGCTTTCCAAAAAAAGCTAAGAGACTAAAAATTTTACCTAATAAACCAAATATGCCTTTCTTAGCAGTTTTACTTTCTGTTTCAGCATCTTGTGTAGATGCAGCAGCTGCTTTCTTAGTAGTATCTGCTACAGCAGTTTTTCCCTTTTCATCTGTTTCATACTTTTTTCTAAGTCTATAAAAGGATTCTACAATTATATCCATCTTATTTTTAAGACGGCTTCTTTCAGCTGAAGTTAGGGTAGGTCTAACAGGTACAGGCTTATCTAAAGAAGAATTAATAATCTGATCTCTTACTTTACTATCAGGCTGTTTACTATTACTTTCTTCTAATGCTTCAATATAACCTATTACTGACTCAATATCTGCCACGTAAATATTTAATCATCTATAGAAGTATCGAAAAATTCTACATCAATAGATACTTCTTTATCATCTACTGTAAGTAGATCACTATTATATTTGTTAATAGTTTCAATAAATTTAGATACTTCAGAATATACACTAAGAGGTAATTTTTCAACTAATTTTACTCTTTCGCTTATTTTTACTTCATTAAGCTCTATTGTATCATCTTCTACCTGAACTCTATCGATATATTTTAATAACTCATATATGTAAAGTTTACCTACCCCTTCTTTTAGTTGATCTTGATCAGCGCTAATTTCTTGCTCACATTTTGAAAGTAAGCTATTTTCTTGTCTTAATGTAGGTACTTTCAAAGTTAATTTAAGGTCTTTATGTTTAATAACCTTTTCATCCTTTATTTCAAAGGGTACAGTTTTAAAATTATCAATTACTTTATTAAGATCAACTGTACTAGTCTTACTGCCTAAAGCATTTTTTCTCATTACTACTACGAAAGGTATCTTGTCATAAATTTTTAGATCGTTAATACCTGAGTTACTAATAATAATTTTATTAAGAGTTTTACTAAAATCTAATGTACCCTTCAATCCATCTAATACAGAAGAAATTAAATCCTTTTGTTGCTTTAAATTCAAAGGCTTTACGGATACTTTCTTTTTTAACGAAGGTACAAATACTTCTATAGTATTTTCACTTAGTTTATCTAACTTGTTTAAAAAAGAAGCAACATTTTTACTCATACAGATATTTAACTAATATTCTCTTTTTGCAAGTTTTCGTTTTGCTTTTGAGTTTCATCTGAATATAATTTATAATAATCTTCTATTTCTAAGTAAGTACAGTTAGAAAGAAAATTAACATCTGGTATACGTTTAGCTAATAAAAAAATCATCTCTCTATAAGTAGTGTCACTGATACAGTCAAACATTCTTATAATAAAAGATGGAAAGGACGTACTTAATAAGTTAACTCTAATTTCTTCAATGTTAAATTTTTCTCTTGCTTCTAAAATAAGAATATCAAAATGAGCTTTATTTTTTTCTACAAAAGATTCAATATGCGAATATATAGATTCAGGTAACTTACTAATTACTTCTAAATACTCCTCTTCATTTAAATTAGATAAAATTATTTTATCATTATCTATTTCTAATGATTCAATTAAGGAAAATATAAAATCAGTATTTCCTAAATTAAATCGTGAAGGGTAATTAAAAGTACATTTTATATTTTCAATTTCAATGACTTCATTTATATCATCAAATAAACCAATATTATTTTTAATGTATAAAGTGTCAATATTAACATTACCTTTATTAGAGCCTACTGCTATTTTTTCACCTATACATTTTTCTCTAATAATAAAAAAAGCATAAAGCTTTTCAATTATATTTAAATTTTTAGTTAAGATAAAAGACTCTAAAAATTTTATTACACCAGTCATTCCAGAATCTCTATATAATGAAAGCATTCTTAAATCTTTATATAGAATTTCTTTAACCATAACTTCCTTTTTATTAGGAAGAATGAATGACAAATCCATGTTATTAATTATATCTGTTTATAATTTTTGAAAGCGAAGGTAACAGATTTTTCAATAAATTCAGTATTATTATAATTTAAATTATAACCCTCTACGTTAGTAGGAAACACATCTATAAATCTATATCCTTTACGTACTTGTCCTCTATTATTATATTGTAGTAATTCTACTACTGGACAAAGTAAATCTCTTTGAAGTAAGCCTTCAATAGCTATAGCTATTTGCCATGGTCTAAAAAAGTTATGTTCAATATCTTCTTCAGTATCAAAAAAGTTTATAGCTAAATTTCTTTCCAAGAAGGAAGGTCTTTTTTCTAGACCAAAAGCAGGAAGGTAGTTACCTTTGTTAATATTATCGCCTGTTGCTAAAAATTGAGAGTTTTCTTGAGGTACGGTAACTTCTCTAGCTACTAATATACTTCCATTTTTAGTAAATTGTAAAGGCTCATTTTGTATACGCCATCCTTCATCAGCTTTGTTAAGAGCTCTTTGAATAGCTGACGGAAGTCCTGTAGGACCATCAGTTGCACTCCCCGGTATACCTTCTTGAAATGGAGCTAAAGCTCCTTCTCTACTATACTGAAAGTTAACTTTCCACAGTGAAGGGAGTGATAGAAAGTATTGTCTTTCTCTACTATAGCCTTGTAGAAAGTCAAAGGTCTCAAACATCAATAATATTTAATCAGAAAAACCTGATTAAGAAGTATTAAGAGAAATCTCTATAAAAATGATAAGCAAACGTTACGTTATAGTCTAAAACTTCACCGGTTCCAGTTGCGATTTCATATCCAACATCATCAATAGCTCTAATGGATGCTCCTACTAATTCAATATTTCTAACGTCGTTCAATTCTTTATCTAATTGAACTAAGTTAATAACTGATTCATCACCAGGCATACCATATTGACCAAGAGAAGTTTCATTATTAAAAACTGCTCTAGAAGCAGCTTCAAACTTAGTTCTTAGTTCACAATTTTCATCATGATAGAAATTGATAGTATATCCAGCTGCATTGTTGTAAGTTGATCTTCCTGGTACTTGAAAATCTTGACCAAAATAGTTTACAGTCTTATTTTCAATCTCTCTACCTGGTAAAGCAGCTGATCTAGCATAAACTAAATCACTTTCACCATCTAGAAAAACACCTCCTACTAATTGAATTTGTTTTACTCGAAATAAGAAATCTCGAGAAAATTGCTTTGCTGCTGCCCTTGTAAAGAAGTCTTGAATAGTTGTTGCCATAATATTATTTATTGATTGTTTTTATTAACTGCCGATAATCTCTTCGAAATTAGCATCTGTTCTAGTAGCGAAGAAGTTAACTAATATAAACTCAGCAGTTCTAGTAGGCTTGATGTATATATCTACTACAAGCTCATTAGCATCTATAACTGCTGGGGTATTATTTCTTTCATCACATACAATTAGATAATCAAATAATCCTTCATTATTTTTAGCTCTTTCAAAAATAGGTGTAAGAGCATTAACTAGTCTTGTTCTAGTAAATGTAGTATTATTTTCAAATACGAAGAATCTTGATAGCTTTCTAGTTGGTCTTTCTAACGATAAGAATAACCTTCTTACATTAATTCTATCAAATGCACTAGGCTTCTTATTTAACGTCTTCTGTCCAAATATTACTAACCCTTGCCCTGGGAATTGAGCTACTGGGTTAATATTAGCTTTATAAAGCTCATCTCTTTGCTTTTGGTTAGGATTAAGAGCTAAATCATTAGCATTAGTTACTAATCCTCTAGTAAATCCTGCTGGAGCAAACCATGGAAATGCTACTGCATCTGTTCTTGCCATCGAAGCTGCTGCAAACGGTGAAAACGGAACATATACATTTTCGCCACTGAATCCATCATTCACTAATGCCCAGTTACCATAAACTGCTGCATAAGAAGTATTCTGAGTTTCAAACTGATGTCTTACTGCCCAATAAATTCCAGTTTGGAAATTACGTGACTTATCATCTAAATACTTCGTCTTACCATTACCTTCAATAAAGATCTGTCTAACAGGATCTGCTACAAAGATACAATCACCTCTACCTCCTCCTAAGTATGGAGGTGAGCAGAATTGCTCAAACTTATTGAATATAGCATTATAATTATTTCTTAAAGCTATTGAAGTTGGTTCACTAAGAGCTGATGAAGTTCGTAATCCATCTACAGCAGTTTTTATTGAGCTGCTATAGTCAAACTCATCATAATAAGCAGTTGATGCTGCACTAGCTACACTGAATATTGTTCCTAATCCAGCTTCAACTACAACATCAATATCATATAGATCATTATTCTTTATTCCATCTAAAGCTCTTTCAAGCTTAGACGGAACATCGCCTATTTCTTTATCTCTTACGTTACTGTTATTATAAGAACCTAATGGATATAATGCATCTGCTACTCTCATATGAGGTTGAGCAGCAATCTCTTCAAAAGTACCAGTTTCTATTCCCGTAGCAGTATTATCTGTATTAGCAGTTAAAGCATTTGTAAGAACTCTTATACGCTTAGTAACATTACCAGTAGAATCTCTAGCTTCGGTTCCTCTTAATCTATTAG